AACGCCTCCAGCATCGACGACCCCTATTTCAACGCAGGAGTATTACTGTTTCGTTTGGACGCTCTCTGCTCCCTTAACTTGGACCCGCCGTATCCCGACTCTTACGCCTACGACCAAGATTTCTTAAATATGCGTACGGCAGAGGCGGGTATTGACATTACTTGGATCGGGGAGGAATACAATCAACGTAACGTAGGCGACCGCCAATGGGCTATCGCCAACAACCATATATTACACTTCGTCGGCGGCGGTAAAGAGCAACTGACGGAGTATGCTGATTTCTTAGGGATATGCAAGGATTGGCGGTAGTGTAGATAAATAAGCCTATTTCTCAGTGATTGACTTTACTTTAGCCTAATTGTAAGGTTATCGCATGCCAGCTTTGACCGTAAAGGCCGTAACTAAAGCCTTATCTGAATACGTCCGGCCTGACGAAGATCTTGTAGCCAAGCTGAATCTAGTCATGCCCCGCCTCTACGCGATGGGGATGTGGAAGGATCTACTCTATGACTGGTCTATCGAGACTACGAACGATTATTTTGCGTTGCCAGAGCATTCTGAGAGCCTTTTAGGGGCTATGCTACAAGATTCTCCGGTAGAAGCTCGTTCTCAGTGGCATGATTACCGGATTGGGGGCTACGCGAAGGCTGGTCCCTCACCTATTTTTGGGGTCGTCGATGATGGTTACCACCCCACAAAAGAAGATATAATTTACAAAACTGTATCTGACGGGGATCGAATTGTAGTGAACCATGTTGACCCTGCAACAAGCCTGCCTACAGAAGGGTCTATTACTATAGTTTACGGGCGTAGCACAGACTCTGTGTTCGGGGAAGACTCTGTCGCGACCCATACATTTAATCTAAATGGGGCGCAATTAACTACTCCTAGTTCGGATGTCTCTAGTATCAAATCTATTAGTTTTGAAGATGTCCCAAAGTCAGTTAAGGTCTGTTACGACTACCAAGCAGCGGGGGCTGATCCCGTAACGATCACACTAGCCGTAGTCAAAGGCGACGGCGTAGCCCGCTACCGTCGATTCCGGTTTAGTAATCCCTCCGCTGAGGTTAAGAATATAAAGCTTCTACTCAAGCGGGCATGGGAGCCAGTTCTTGTTCAAGACGATCTAATCTATCTAGGCAACCTAAACGCTATTAAACACGGCCTTTTGGGCATGCTAGCAGAGGACAATGCCGATTTAGAACGCGCTCAATATCACTGGACGATTTGCCAAAAGCTTCTGGACGAGGAGCTAGACGCCGCCAGAGGAGCCGCCAAACCACGAGTTTCTCTAGATCCGTCAGGATCTAGGTCCACCATCCCTAATATAATGTAAAATGTTTCAACACCTCACACACCCTATATCCGGCATCGTTGGTTCCGCTATTGCTTTCATGTCAACCCTACCTGAAAACCTAGATATGGGCATTAAACTGCTCTCGACTTTTCTCGGCTTGATTATCGCCGTCCTCTCTGCTATAACAGCAGTTGAAAAATTCAAAAACCGTAAGAAATGATTAATTATATCTTTGAAAACAAGGAGCAAATCTTTGGAATTGCTACCGCCATTATTGCAGCCGCGTCAGCTATCGCTGCTCTTACACCTACACCAGCAGACGACACGCTCGTTGGCAAAGCGTATAAAGTTATCGACTGGCTCGCGCTTAATGTGTTCAAGGCTAAAGACAAGTGATTAAACTGATCACCGAGCTGATCAAGGCATACGTAGCTATGCTTAACTGGAAAAGAAGGCGACATATTTATGAACTGGAAGACGAAATCGATTCTCTCGCTGCTGATGGTTCTCCTAACGCCAAGCTGCGTATCGAGAGGCTATCGCGACGCCTCCGCTTTGAACAGAAGTGCGCTCTACGATCCACCAACAGTGACCTTAATTGAAGGTGCTGAGTATCAGTTTAAAGAGGGAATCTTCGTCGGTGATGGCCAGAAGTTCCACAGTGATTACAGTTATCGTCGCGCAATTATTATCGGCAAATGAAGCCTAGTGAAATACTAGACAAGATCCTTGAATTGATAGCCGCCTACAAAGCGGCTAAAGCTTTGCGGCGAAAGAAAGTAAAGAAGCTAAAAAAAGTCGCTATTTGTGTCGGCCACAGCCGGATCGGTGATAAAGGAGCTAGCTCTGTCGGCGGTGTGGACGAGTGGACTTACAACAAGAAGGTCGCAGACCTGTTGCAGAACCACCTACGCCACCAAGGAATACAATCGGTTGTCTTTGACGACTACCCGTCAGAAAGCTACAGCCGCGCTATGGACTGGATTGCACAGAGCGTAGCAAAAGAAAAGTGCGACATCGCCATCGAGCTGCACTTCAACAGCTACTCTAGCTCGAAAGCAGAGGGCTACGAGTATCTCTACTACCACACCAGCAACAACGGACGCCGTTTAGCCGAGTGTTTTAGTAAAGCCCAATCGGAAACTTTCAAGGTGCAGAAAGATAGAGGCGTAAAAGCAATCGAGTCGAGCGGACGTGGGGCTGGATTCTTGCGGAGCGTCCCACCACCTGCCGTGATCTGCGAGCCTTTCTTCGGAAGTTCCCCGAAGGAATGGATTCTCTTTGACTCAAAGCACTCACTACTAGCCGACGTATATGCACAAGCGATTGTCGAATACTTTAACGCATGAAAAATTACCTGATAAGTGAAGAAATTAAAATCAGTCATGATCGCAGGCCAGCGAATCAAAATTCAAAAGACTGATCTAGATTCTTGTTACGGGCAATACCTACACGACAGAAAAACAATTCAACTCGATACCAGCTTATCTGATAAAGACCTTATACCGACCTTACGCCATGAAATGTTACACGCCGCCTTCCATATCTCCGGCATCTCGTTCTGCGAGAGCTTTCAGGAAGAAGCATGTATCCGTTGCATCGACGAGGTTTTCTTTCCGGCATACGAACGAATCCTTAAACGCTTGAAATGAAGAAGAGGAAGAAATCAAGAGTAAACGAGGCGGGCAACTACACGAAGCCCGCAATGCGGAAACGTTTGTTTAATTCAATCAAAGCCGGAACAAAAGGCGGTAGAGCTGGCCAGTGGTCAGCCCGCAAAGCACAACTACTAGCAGCACGATACAAGAAAAACGGAGGGGGATACAGAGACTAATCTACCTTTAAAATAGAAATTTATGAAAAAAACCCACACCAAAGAGGACTTTAAGCCTCACATTATGTATGACCCGAAAACGGGTAAAGCCTACCAAGCGAAAACCTACGAACAACATATGAACATGAAACAAAAAGGATACGGACACTCAAAGCCAGCGAGTAAACCCTCGACTAAGTCTTCTACTAAGAAGAAGGCTAAGAAGATCATCCGCAGACGCTCCGGTTACTAATGCCTAAGAAAGCTTCACAGAGATCTCTCGATAATTGGACACGGGAGAAATGGGGGACCAAATCCGGTAAGCCGTCTTTGAAGACAGGCGAGCGGTATTTGCCGAAGGCCGCGCGTGAAGCTTTGACGGACGAAGAATATGCCCGCACTAGCCGGAAGAAGCGGAAAGGTATGCGTAAAGGCAAGCAGCACGTTAAGCAACCTAAAAAGATTGCGGAGAAGACTGCTAAGTATCGGAGCAAAAAAAGGCTCTTGAAGAAGGCACGGAAAAAAGCGCGTAAGCGCAAATCATGAGTCGTTTCATACTCTACAAACCTACACCAGAAGATGTCGCTGAAGCGTGCCGGAGATCTGACGCCTTAGGAAATCTCAGGACATCGTTCACTAACGGTAAAGGAAACATGACTGGCTTCTTAGGTGAGGTCGCTTTTGAAAAAACTTTTAAACAGTTCGACTACGTAGGAGATAAGTCTTACACTCACGACTACGAATACAAAGGTCTCAAGGTTGACGTTAAGGCTAAGAGCTGCAACACACCCCCTAAGTTAAATTACAATGCCTCTGTAGTCAGGACTAAGTTCAGCAAGTTTGAGGCCGACGTATACTTCTTCATGCGCGTCCACAAAGGTCTGCGAAAGGTATGGCTTTGCGGGTGGTCCCCTAAGAAATCCATCATCCACAAAAAACGATTCAACGAAAGAGGTGAGCGTGACGCAGACGGATTTAGATTCAAAGCTGATGGCTACAATATCGAGATCAAGAGAACTCGTCGGCCAGACGCTTTCGAGTCACTGCTCCTCCGGCGGTAGGCAGTTATGGTGGATGTGACCCGTCTTTTTATAGACGGGCCTTATACCGTTAGGAGCGACAAAATCTACAAACTCACTGAGTGGAGCATCTAAGTAAGCATCTATAACAGACGGGTCACCCCCAATTTGCTCTAGAATTTGTCTGAGTTCCATCCAAAACTCACCGCAGAGTTCTTGCCTCCTGATCTGAAGATCTTCGTTTGTCATCCGCTGTATAAGCTATATCGTAAATCTCACTCAGGTCAATGCTCCACAATTTACCTCCGCCTTGTCCTTGAGAAATAACGGGTCGGATCTTTTTATTGACTCGGCTCGCCTCTTCAAGAGTTATCATCCCCCTTCGACAAAACTCCAGATTACGAGAAGAACCTACGTCACGCCCATTATTCAATTCGTGGAGCGCCACTTGAAACTCAGTGAGAGTCCCACTCCATAGGTCCAAGTCAGGGTAAACTTCACGGCAACGCTTGGCGAAGAACTCGACTAGCTCTGCAATCGAACTACGGCTGCTGTTATCATAAGCGGCATCGGCAATGGTAGGCTCGATGTATGACTTAACTCCGAACCGCCCAACGTCTTCAACTTCTTTAGGGATCTTCCAGTCGAGTAGGAACTTACCAAAGTGCGGCAGTTCTTGTTCGATGGTAGCTTCTAACTGGGCGTTAGGTGGGAATGATGTTGTAGAGGAGTCAGCAATCAATAAGGCCATAAGCTTATCACGGTTACTGGTATCCAAAGAAGGAATCACTGACAACGAGTTAGCGTCCATGTTCAGAGACAAGATAACTCGGCCTGTCCAAGGAATCGACATAGCGTCTGCATACTTGGCCATATATTCGACTCTCGGATTAGCTACCGCACGCTTGAGCAACTCAGTCGCACGTCTCTGATCTTGAAAGCTAGCTGCTGAGGTAGTGTCATCAATAACCCAAGAGGCGACACGACCTAAGTCTTTGTTAAACTTCGTCTGACCTGACAGATAATCAGACGCATCAGAGAAACCCCCGACGAGTCCGCTGATAATTTTGTTCGACAGTAGCGACTTGCCGCGACCTGTCGGCCCGACCAGCAGCAGAGCTTGTCCCTGTAAAGGAACCCTATCCAAGACCGCAGTGTAAAAACGCTGCATCCAAGAGTAAAAATAATCTAGGGCTGGGTTCTTTGAGCTATCTACAAATAGCTGATTGAACCATTGATAGAGGAACGGCCACTTTGACGGGTCACCGTCACCGTCAGGGTGAACTGGAACTAGGTTAGAGCAGTTGAGAATCCGGCTAGCGTTGTAAGATACGATGCGCTCGTTTGAGAACACGACAGGAGCGATCTCGTCAATCCGGTTGTTGTTACTAACTGTCAAGAGAGCTTCTTCTACTTCACTGATTGCCCTTCCTCTTCTAACTCTTACAGAGAAGCCAGCTTGCCTAAGCTCAAGAAGGAGTTGTTCCTTCGGAATCGAGACTGCGTTCCCGTAGAGCAGCTTGAAAAAGGTCTTACCATTAAACCAGTATTCGTCGAGGAGGTTAGCCAGCTTCTTGGTCTCATAGTCTTTGACGAATGAACTACCAAAGATTTCTGACCAACTCATGAATCCTTTACCAGCTCTGTCTGAATAACAGACAATACCATCTTCTACAACCTGACAACCGTCACGGTCAATACCGTCGTCAATCCAGAACAGTGGTCCTCTGGCTCCTACTTCAAATTCACCGAACCACCGATTCGGGAATCGGGATTCAACTTCAGAGGCGACCACATCTAAAGGAATTGATGTGTCAGAAGACTCTGGTGGCTTAGACGATACCGCCTTCGACAGGCAAGCGTGGGTTACTTGAGAAGTGATCTGCTCTCCTGTTTTTATCCAGTCTTCTCCTAACTCAAAATATTGATTAGGGCGTAGTGAAGTTTTATCAAAGCCCGCAAAAAGCTTATCCATTTTTATAGCCTTGTTCATGTAGTTCATAAACGACTCATACATAGATGGGTCTATAGGCATCGGCGTATCAAACTCCCACACTAATCGAAGGTATCCACTTTCTGTTCTACTAGCCCACGTAGGTAATGGGCTTGCCAGACACACTTTCTCAAGCTTGCTTTCAAAACTCACCCAATCAATTGGGGAGTCGTAATCAGCTACTACTCCATGAATCTTATGAACAGGATTGTCATTACTAACTCGTTTGGAAGGCGCACGTCCTTCAACACAAGAATAGAAAACGTGGTCGGTAGTGTTGTTACTACACCATTCGCGGTAGTCTGCTTTGTTCTTAAAGTTAGGTTTGGGTAGCTTCAGGTTATGAAGTTTACTCGTCTTCTCTGCTTTACTGTCGCGTAGGTTACGCAAATATCTGTAGGTCATTATTTTTGGTATTGGGTTAGAATTTCTCCCTCTGCATCCAGAGGAATATCGCTAATCCACTCAGGAGGAGTGGACATAATTTGGGTAATTTTTTGTAAGGTCTCTTCGGCTTTATCTTCATCACACTCGCAGATTACTTCATCATGAACGTGGAAGATAATATTTATGTCAGCCTTGTCGATCTCTAACATCATGAAACTGAAAATATCTCTGGCCAAAGCCTGTGAGAGATTCTCAGCGAGGACTCCACCCCATAGTTTCATGATGCGTTTTTGGCCATTTCGGTTAATACTGGAGACAAACTGGATTCGTCCTTGGGCCAGAGTCTTGCGAAGATTACCGTAGTTAAGAGACCTTCCTGACGGAAGCGTCAGAGATAGGCGACCAGCATTATACGCTTTATCGACTTCCTTGTCTAGTTTCTTCCAGTAGCGGGGAACCTTCGCAATCTTTTTCCGGTATAGATCGACCGCGTCTTGAGCTTCTTGCTGAGGCATATCATACATCTCAGCAAACCGTTTAGCCCCTGCACCGTAGCCGCAGCCTAATACGAGAGCCTTAACTTTGTGTCTCAGCTTGGCGTCTTCCTTCTTCAGGACTCCCCTATCTTCAGACCACAAGCCGAACTGGATTGCGAACGCTTCGTAGATATCATCTGATTTTTCAATAGCGTCCATTGTCTCTCGGTCACCAGACAGCCAGCACAGCGTACGGACTTCGATCTGCGAGAGGTCAACAACGACTAGCTTCTTACCTTCAGGAGCAGTAATCAAGTTACGCATGTTGACTCCGAACATACCCTCTCTAGGCAAATTCTGGAGGTTCAGGTTCCCGCCGCTCCCGCTAAAGCGTCCAGTGTGTCCTCCAAAATACATAATGCCGCCGTAGTATCGGTTGTCTGGCATAGTAGCGTGATCAAAACTTTCCAGCTTTTTCTTAATCGTGTTGATGCGTCGCCAGTTCGTTACGGCCTCGATCCATTTGTATTTGTGTCCGTGCGCGAGTATCCATCTCTGGGCATCAACATCAGTTTTAGCGAGAGAAGCAGGAGGCTCGATGCCGAGCTGAATGCAGTGTTCATCAAATGCTTTCCGGCTCAGTAGAGGTTTTTCGTCAGCCCAAGGAATCGACTTCTCAGTTTCAAAGATGAGTTCATTGATTGTCTCCTTGGCCTTACGTAAAGCATCCACATCGATTGGTATCCCTCTCTGGACGATACGTCGGTTGATAACGCTGATGTCCCGCTCAAACTGAGACCACTTACACTCATAAGCCTTCCATAGACGGAGACAGAGAACAGAATCTTTGATGGCGTATTCTTCTACTTCCTTCTGGAACTCCTTAGTCATACCAGTCCACGTCTTACCGGACATGTTATCACGGGTAGATTTGGAGATCTCTAAGTCGAAGGCTTCAGCCGTTGAGTTCTTCAATGATCTTGGCAGACCCACAGCAGCAGCCATGTCTGCGGTGCAGTGCCATTCGGCGGGTTCTACTTTAGGCCACCAACCATAGTTAATGCCGTAGAGGTAAAGTGTTTCATCAAATGATGCGTTATGGGACAGGACAATATTGCCGTTAAGCATTGGCCAGTCAAAATCTTCAGGGTGGCCAACCCATTCGTATCCATCATCTCCGACGACACTCACCATATAAGCGTCGAAGTCGTAATGAGAAAAGTATCCTAACGGTCCGAGCTTTCGGATAGAGCAGTGCTTATCATAGTAAGTTTCAAAATCTAAGGCGTATGTATTCATATAAGTTTATTTGTGGGCAGAAAAAGCCCACCGCAAAGGGAAATGTTGGAAAACTCTGCGGCGGGCTTGCTTTCTAACGACTATTCTTTCGATTCCAAATCTAATTCAGTCTGCTCACCAGTAACATGCTGGAGAGCTTCCCGAACTACCCTCAACTTTCTCAAGTTGGCTCCGACTTGGGAGAGCTGATCCTCGACTTCAGCGATCATGCCGTCGAGCATCGTGATCTCTTCGAGAAGGAGATCGCGGGTTTTTTGTTCTTTCTCTTCGTCAGTCATAACTAAGCTCCGAGAAAGTTTTTAACAAATGCGGTAACAGCTTCATCGGCTTCTTCCTTAGTCACGGTAAGTGACGGATTAAACCAAGTGTATTTACCCTTACTAAGTTCTTCAGAGACGAAGTTCCATACTTTGCTATGGATAGTAATTCCAGACTGAAGAGCGGCGAATGTCGCAAGACGCTTGTAGGTTGAACGGTATGCGTTCTTACCTACATTAATCTTACCCAACGCATAGTTGTGGTCGCCGATAGGTAACTGAAACGCCTCGTCGTTTTCACTACCTTCAGGCTGACGCATGAGGAGAGTGATCTCGGCGAACTCGGTCATATCCCACTCTGACTCTGCTGCAATAGCGTCAGACTCAGATTTAGACCAAGCGATACGGGGGATGTCCTCTTCATCGAAGGGGATGTTCTCCCGCCAGCCCTTCTGGGCAGCGACAGTGATCGTCTTAACCGGAGTGTCCGGTGGAGCGACCTCGTATGTCTTGTCGAAAAGAATCGATCCAACTGGAGCGTCAGACTGAGACATCTTTTGACAGACATTAATACGTGGAATCTCGATGTCCTCTACGTCGATTTCGATTCCGCTTACGTTGGTGGAGAGACCAGTGTTGGTCTCGGCAGCAACGACTTCTTGGGTTTTGGTTTTAGCCATAATATCAATTATTGTTTTGGTTTATTGAGTCGCGACACTGTGTCGTTCGTCGGATGTTTCAACGATTCCTGCATCTTCGCATTCGTCGAGGAAAGGTTGTTTGCTATCGGCTCCCGCTTTCTTGGCAACCTTGGCGAGCGGGATATTAACTTGATCTAGTAACGTGTCGAGATCTATTCCATGTTTTTCTGCAATTTTTACAAAAGTAGCATTGTCAGAGATTTTTCGGGTCCGCCCCATCGAGCGTAGTTTAAGTCCATCAAGCTGCTCACCGTCTTTAAGAGCGTCGAGTGTTTTACGTTTAATAGACGCTGACCAGTTCTCAACAATCTTCGCGATGTTAAATAGCTCAGAGAGTCTAGCTGGATTGTCCACGTCAGTAGGATCAATGTCCGGCAACGTGGTATCAAGTTTCTTAGCTACGCTGATAACGAGTCCACCTAATGCAGGACAAGTATCTTCGTGCTTACAGAATCGGCAATACTGAGTCGGAGTGCATTCCTCCAGCTCCGGTGTGCCGGACTCCCATTTAGGTCGGATCTTTTCGCCTGCCGTTATAACACGGCTAAGATCCTCGACTAAAGTAGGGAGATCGCCTCGCGTAAACGTGTGGTGAAGGGTCGCATTATGCTGCGGCACGTAAAACGCGAAAACGATCTCTTGAATGTCTGGGTACTTCTGGAAGGCTCCAGTCGTATAGGCTTTGGCTTGCCAGTTCTTCTCTGGCGGATCAATAATACTGATTCCGGTTTTATAATCGGCCATGACTGCTCGGTCACCTCCTTTAAGGATAAGGAATCGATCACAGGTTCCCCATGTCTCAGTACCATCTAGGGCAACCTCAACCTGAATCTCGTTTAGCTCCTCAGAGACGTCCCCAAAGTTATCCATGAAATCCTGCTCCATTTGAACGATCTGTTCATAGATATCATGTTCCTGTTCGGTGTGGAGGGCAGAAGGGTCAAAAACTTCTAGGGCCTCGTGGATTCTGGTCCCCATTTCGGCTGCCGCTGACGTCCCGTCGCGACCTTGATAACCAGCACAAGCGGCTACATATTTCAGGCTCGATGGTGAGAACTCCGCGTGGCCCCTGCTTTGGTGGTCTGGTTGGTTCATAGCTTTGTTGTTTAATTATTTTTAAGTTTCGTTCGACGATAAAAAGCATGGAGTGCCATCTCCCCACCACGCGCCAATTTGATTATAGTAGAAAAACTCCTCCGCTTCGTCTCTACTCATTTCATCGGATTCTAGTTTACGAAGAACTCTGTCCTTGCTGTAACACAGGATAGGGTTTTGCCCAAACCTTTCGACAACTCCGACGAGGCAGTCATCGTATCCGTCCATCAACAGCATTTCATGCTCGTCGGGATCAAAGCCAGCACAGGCGGCTACATATTTCAGGCTCGATGGTGAGAACTCCGCGTGGCCCCTATCGCTATGGTTTGGTTGTTCGCTCATGGGTCGATTCTTTTATGTGCGTTACCTCACGCTGGATATAATCACGTTTCTTGATTGTCCGGTCAATTTTGTGGTTTAGCATGTAGATCTCATCCTCAAGTAATTTGAGGCGAATCTTTTCTGCATCTGATAGGTATTTAGTGCTTTCGTTCATTTTGTTTTATTGGTGAAGTGTTTCTAGATTTTCTGACTTCTGATCTATGACTCTCATAACGTGTTCTTCAATTGAGTCACTAGCAACCAGAATTTTCTGGATGGCGTCAGATTTAGCTCCGTTGCGGTGTATGCGCCCTAATGCTTGTAAGTGATCCTTGACATTGAAGGTCGGTGATATCAACGAGATCCGTTGGCGGTTGCCGTTGATATCGTGCAACGAGATGCCCGTTCCTCCTGCTGCGATGTTAACTACAATGACGTGTTCTTTATCTTCTTGGAAGTCGTCAATTACCTGCTGCCTTTCTGCGGTAGTCTGTCCTCCTAAAATAGCTGGGCATTCAAGTAGTTGTTGGAGTGTTGAAGCTGTTTCGGAAAAATTAACGAAGAGAACAACACTATGGCCTTGCTCAACGTAATCTTTAGCCATATCAGCCATGTCTTTAGCTTTGAGCGACTCCGCTAATTGACGTGCGCGTAACAGATTAACGAGAACCCAATCACTATCTTCGACGGTTCCATTCTCTAAAAGATTAGTCACGATCTCCGGTGTGATGTCCAGATCTTTATAAGCCTTAGCAATCTTAGCGGCAGACCCAAAGGCAACAGGCTCGATGAACACTCGGTTATCTTTAAAAGAATCTGGGAAATCGTCCACCGTAAGACGTTTAACATTCTTCCCATACATGACCTTATTAAGGTCATTAAGTTTTGTTTTACGGCGCAACTCCCACGCATTCCATTGATTTTGAGTGCAACCGAATTTCATCATCCAGCTAAACCAGCTTTTAAGTTCCCCTTCAGGTTTGTTTAAGCTATGTAGGCCCAATGCGTAACCTATCGGTCGCATCTCAGTAGGGTCTTCGGCAGCGGTCGCACTCATGGCGTGGACAGAGTAGCCTTGAGTGACGAGAGAAATAAGTAGCTGCGCGTTTTGAGTATATGGTCCTTTGCACTTATGGACCTCATCGACTAGCACTAGTGTATCTTCAGGCAGATACCAAGACATAATCTTCTTCCCGCGCTTAGACATCCACTCTGTCTTTCCGGTCCTGATCTTCTCGTAGTTAAGAACGAACAGAGGCTTCATACCGCACTCAGCGAGTTCGCGTTCCCAAGATGGGATCACTGCCTTCGGGCAGATGACTGCGACTGGCTTCTTGAGAATTTTGGCAAGGTGGCAAGCTACGATGGTCTTGCCAGTTCCGACGTGACTCGTATCTAACGAGTTAAGTCCTAGTTTATGCTTTGCTAAAAAGAAGTCGAAAGCTTCTTGCTGCTTGGGATATAGTTTCTTCATATTGTCTATGGACAGACAAATAATTGAAGCAACTAGCTATGTCCAGAAAAAGTTCAACTTTTTCTCCCACCCCAAATATACTGAGCAATAAGATAGGCGTCGATCATACCGTCGTGAGGTTTTTTACACCTCTTGTTTGCAAGCCAGTTCTCTTCTGGCGCGAGTGAATCAGCCAATGCTAAAGCTGCTTCTTTGGTTTTTCCTTTAGGAGTCCGACCAAGCATATGCTTCTGCCACTTATGGACGCTCACACGTAGGACTGAGTAATCGTGTGACTCAGCCATACCTATTAGCTTACCAAAGCTAATAGCCATTGATCTAACAGCTTGGCTGCTTTTTGCATGGGCTAATGGTTCTTCGATTGCGAGATCGAATGGTGTATTAAAATCGAGGAGCCACTGGTTGATGGAACGGATGTCAATTTCTTTCTTCTTCGACATTTGAAGAGTCGGCATACGAATCTTGTCGATGATGCCACCATCAAATTTAGATATAGCGCAAAGTCCGCCATCGAGTCCGTTGTCGATCCCGACGATCATCAAGATTTTTCAGGACAATAGAGATTGTCACACTCCCCACCAGAAACTGGATTGCTGCAAGTGCCGCACTCACGCTCCTCACTTAGTAAAGCTTTCGCGAGAATCGAATAGTTCACGAGATCTTCACAGGCATCATCTACTGACTCACCTGCTACTTTTAACTCACCGTCATTCACGAACGATTTAATCCGCATCAACTTATCTTGCATTCTCAACAAGAGTCCGGTGACAGGATGGAGGCCAAGTGATTTAGCAGTCTTGAAATTGGCGAGTGCATCGACAGTGTTCTCACCACCGCAGTAGTCAGAGTTTTTTGCTCGCATAATTTCGAGCGTTTTCTTGCACGTCGATTCGTGAAGACGGAATAGGGTTTCTGGTTTCATTATTTTGCTGGGATTGAATCTCCTCTGACTAGAAGGCCGTCGCCCTCAGCTGGAACTAAGACTCTGATCCCTTTCGGCAGAGACTGCAAGTAGAATACTTCGCGGGCTGTTGAAGGCTTCACGCGATACCAAAGGCCGTCAGCGGTATCGACGGGGAAACGGAAGTCCGCCCCCTCGTCAATTCGGGTAATAAACTTCGGCCCTACCTCTGGCTCACGATCTTGGAACATTGTAAGGGTATTAAATCTCGTTTCCGGTCTCCGCGTCAATCGTTTTTTTCTGCCTGACCGCGCCTCCACCTTTATCTGCTTTAGAGTTGTTCAGTATAGATATGTCGATCTGCATTTTACTACTACCGCCACCAGTCTTAGCGTTGAGTCCTAAGTTACGCCTGATGAGCTGGTCTAGTTCTGACATCTCCCTAATCGTTCTAGGCCCGCGTAACCCCTTCATCGAGTCACGTAGAAGTTTAATTCCAGCAGCTGCGATGTAGTGTTGGTATTTATCAGCGGGCGAGTTCTGTGCTTCAGCGATTTCGTTGAGGGTCACGTCCTCTTCTTTAGATGCTCGAAACCGCTCCTCTACAATTGCTGAACTTATGGTGTCATTGAAGTGTTCTTCAACATCTTCTTTTAGTTGGTCTTTATCTTGGCCTTTATCGTGGATTAAATTTCCCAGCACTTTACCTTCTACTGTGTCCCCGTTCATCTTAGCGGCGACTCCGTGTTTCTTTAACCACTTACGTATTGTATTGCGGTGGACCCCAATGTGTTGACCAATCGCACTATTACTGTAACCTTCTTTGTTAAGGCGCAAGGCTTCAGCCTCGCACTCTCGTATAGGTTTTTCAGACATCGATTTAATTATGCCGTCAGAAGCAGACAAACGCAAGCGCGTTCTAGAGCCGCGCATCGACCCACAATCTAAGCAGATGGACGTAGGTGGTCTAATGATTCAACCTACTAGCACGCTGACCGCTCTATTATATGGGTTCGCTCATCACCCTAATAATAAAGCTAAAGAGTTCTACTTCTGGCGGATATGCGACGAACTTTGGAATCGCGAAGAACTACCAGAGCCGATGATGGTTCGCCATCCTTGGGCCGAAAAGATGATTCGAGCTGCTCTAAAAGATAAATATCTGGCTATCGGTGGCTCCGCCAGTAGTGGTAAATCACACACGATGGCCGCGTGGGGTATTGTCCAATGGCTCTGCCAGCCTCGTGACACACTAGTCCTGATGACCTCTACCACGTTACGGGAAGCGCGAAAAAGGATATGGGGTTCCGTTATGTCTTTGTTGTCCGTGATCGATGGTGCGCCAATCAAGATTCGGGATTCAATCGGAAACGCAGCGTATGTCGATGAGAACGGCACGCTTATCGAACGGGCTGGTCTTTCTTTGATTGCAGCGGAGAAATCCAAAACACGCGAGGCAGTTGGCAGATTCATAGGAATTAAGCAGAAGCGGGTAATTATGATTGGTGATGAACTTTCAGAACTTTCTGAAAGTATATTGCAGGCTGGTCTGACTAACCTTTCTAAGAACCCGTTCTTCCAGATGATTGGAATGTCTAACCCGAATAGCCGATTCGACGCTTTTGGCGTGTGGTCAGAGCCGAAGAAGGGCTGGGAAGCCATCGATACGCAGACTGCTGATGAGTGGAAAACTAAGTGGGGTGGTAAGTATATAAGACTAGATGGTGAGCGAAGCCCAAATATATTATTAGGAGAAGAAAAATATCCTTGGCTCCCGACCGCTGCCAAGCTGGAAGAGGACCGACTATTGTTAGGGCCAGAGTCAAGAGGCTACATGCGAATGGTCAGGGCCGTTTTCTTCGACAGCGACGAGACAACCGGAATCTACTCTGAGGCTGAGATGGCTAAAAGTGGCGCTTTAGGTGACGTAGATTGGGTAGAAAAACCGACGATTATCGCAGGATGTGACCCCGCGTTCACGACAGGCGGAGACCGTACGATCTTATACACCGCTGAGGTTGGTTACGCTCGAAACGGTCAGTATGTATGCAAATTGGGAGAGGCCATACACCTCAATGATGATGCCTCAAATAAAGCGGTTCCGCGCACCTACCAGATTGTTCATCAAATTATCGACCACTGCAAACGGAGAGATATATCTGCTAGTAATCTAGCTATTGACTCCACTGGTGCAGGTGCGCCTTTCTGTGATGTATTAGCTGGCGAGTGGGAGAGTTCATTCATGCGCGTTACTTTTGGCGGTAAAGCATCCGACAAACGAGTCAGTATGAACAGTCAACTTACAGGTGAAGAACTCTACACTAATAGAGTGTCAGAACTCTGGTTCGTCGGTAAGGAGCTAATGCGGACGCGCCAGATCTACGGAATCTCGTCGGATTTAGCCAAAGAGATGTGCGCCAGAAACTACGATATGGTGAAAACTGGTTCCCTTAAAGTGAAGATCGAATCAAAATTAGAGTTCAAAGCTAGGTTCGGTCGTAGTCCTGACTTGGCTGATGCCGCATTTCTTGCGCTCGATTGCGCTCGCCAGCGTATGGGACTCGTGGCTGTTGATCCACCGAAAGACGAAGATGGTAAAGGGTTCAGGAAACAGGTTTCGATTAAGAGTTTGAGTGGTGCGCTTAATAATCCCGATTCGTCGCTACTCGCCTAAAAAACTTTTTCCTTAGACCGTTAGTTCTATAATATATATATTATAGAACTAAGGGTAAGACAGAAAAGTTTTTTAGGCGGGTGCCGCAGCAGACCCTCCGTTGACAGTTTCGTTGAATTCTGGTAGTTTATGTCGCGTGGCGACTAAACGATTCAAACGCTTGCCGTCTGGGCGAATCCAGTATCATGGCGAGACTTATGCTGGTTTTAATAAACCTAAGCGCGCGCCTAAAGGATCGAAGAAAAAATTTGTCGTTTTAGGTAAAGAGGGCGAGAAAATAAAGAAAGTTGGCTTCGGCCACCGCGACTACAGTGATTTCACGAAACATAAGAACCCTAAGCGTAGAGCTAATTTCCGCGCTAGGCACAACTGCAAAACTGCAAAAGACAAAACAACGGCTAGATACTGGGCCTGTAAGAAACTTTGGTAACCATGACTGAGAGACAAAAAAAAGAGGCTGCTAAACGCCTTGCTCAAGGAAAGCCTCAAGGATTAGGGCAGACCGGAGGATTACAAAATTCGGAGGAAGAGAAGAATCGCAGAGAAAACTTTGGTAAAACCGGAGGATTACAAAATTCGGAGGCAGAGAAGAATCGCAGAGAAAACTTTGGTAAAACCGGAGGATTACAAAATTCGGAGGAAGAGAAGAAGCGCAGCGAAAACTTTGGTGAAACCGGAGGATTAGGTGATTCTGGTGGCTTAGGTGAAGTAGGCCCGATTGGAGCTACTGGTGCTGTAGGCGCACCCGCAGAAGAACCTGTTATGGACGCTTACGACAAAGGCTTCCAAGCTTTAGATCAAGCAGGCGTAGAAAAAAAGGGAGACTACGAAAGAGATCTTTTGGAACTAGGGCAGCTACGTAAGCAAACGATAGCTGATACCTCAATGCCGCAAGAAGAAAAGAGTAAACTTCTCGGTGACATTGCACAACAACCCGCAATGCAGAAGAAGCAGGCAAGGGTAGGTTTGATGGAAGAAGCCAAAAAGCTATCTAAAGGTGGTATGCTAGATGAAGCCGCACAAGAAAAACTCTTTGAAAAAGGTGAGTCAGGCAAAGCTAACCTCACTAAAGATGAGATGAAGAAAGCTTTCTCAAGAGAAGATTTGATTAAAGATAGAGCAACTGAGAAAGAACTAGGTTACCTTCAGAGGTTTGAAGGGAAACTAGGTGGTGGGTTAGGTGCTTATGATCAGAAAGTTAGACTCGCCCAGCAAGATAGAGCAGCTGGGAAACCTTTCGTAGCACGTAATTCTTTGACTGGAGCAGCAGGTGAAAGCCGATCAATCACTAGCCCTGAAACTCTTATGATTAATAAAGCTGCCCGAATGGCTCGGCTAGCTAAACGTAAGGGGCTTAAAGTTGATGCTCTTGTAAATCCATTACTAGCACAAGCAGGCCAGATGGGTAAGAATCGACCTTCAATTACTTCTCAATCCGACAGACAACGAGACGTTCTACAGTCTATGGCTTCAGCCGAACGTGCTGAAAAGACTCGGTCTCTCTTGGACGACATCCTACGGTCATACAAAAAGTCTCCTAAACCTTATGAGCAAGTGAAACAATACGGGAACGTTTAACCTAAATACTTTAGACAATGGATATCGCTCAGGAAATGGAAGCTTTGAAGATGCAGGACATCTTCAGGGGAGGTTTAGACGCTGCACAGCAAATGCAGTATCAAAGAGAAGTTGAGATGCCCGAACAAGAGCATCTCGCTAAGATGGCGAGTGCAGCTATGCGGGCTGAGAGTGTAAGAATATCGCAAGAGACCCAGAATTTTCAGCTAGAAGAACTTCGTCGTAAGGCTAAGAACGAAGCCGAAGCTCACCAAATGATTCCTGATTTCGTGGACGCTCAACTAGGTCTCGCGAATGATCCTTCTAAAGATGCGTTTGAAAAAACACAAGGTATCGCTGCAATCTACGCGCAGCTACCGCCCTCCGCCCTCACTAACCCCGCAGTTACTGCGGTGTTTGGAGCAGCTAATAGCATGGCCCAAGCTCAGTTTAATTCAGAGAAATACAAGAACGAGCAGAAGGAGAAGCAGCAGAGACTTCAACTGGCTCAAGACAATAAGCGTGAGGCAGAAAACCAAAAAATCATGGAGGCTTACGCTAAGTCTGGTAATGTCAAAGCACTTGAAGAGATGTTGACTAGCCAACCCTCTGAACTAGGTAACGCTTACCTCAGCATAGCGGGCGACGCTAAGAAGAGGGCGCAACTAGCACAAGCTGAGAAGACCGCAGAGCAGAGAGAAGAAGAAGAGAAAGCTCGCTTCGATGTAAATATGGCGAACAAGAAGCTGCTAGATAGTATGGAGATTGGTGAAGGCGATGACATTGATTACGCCGATGCGGCTAAAACTGATTCTCAGTGGCAGACAATCAACACTATGCTAGAAAACCAATACGGTATTGATCCTTCGCAGTTCAATACTCCTTTTGAAGCGAGGAGAAGAGCATTAAGGGCCGCTATATTAGCAATGGGAGGAACCTCAGCTGTCACAGAAAGCGCAGCAAGCAAAATTTCAGGCTCTATGGGCCGTTAAACACAACACTACATCACCCTAAAATAACTCAGCTATGACTGAATTCCAAGATTACTCAGATTGGGTAAAGCAAAGACCTGTCTCTACAGATAGCACCCAAAACAAGGTAGACTACTCAAACTACCTCCGTAAAACCCACCTCGACTCCGACGACTATTCTCTAGAGGTCGAGAACTCAATCCAGAACGAGCTTTACGGTAGTTTAGTTTCGTCAGGAGACATTGAAGAAGGTGATATAGATGCGTTTAGTTCTCTCACTACTCCTCAAGCGATATCTTCAGAGGCTAAAATGGATATCATCCAGTCTCGCATCAACCCGAAAAGCTCTAGCTGGCAGGCGATCACTGCTTATAAGACTGCGGAAGCTGATGGCCTACCACCGGAAGAAGTCCAAAGGTTAAAAACCAACGCAGGGTTTATCGCTGATCGGGAGTATGACTCCATGAAGAGGCAGATGGTTCGCAACGGCGAGCTAGCCTTCGCTGCTTTTACTAACCTTGACGGAAGCCGTGAGATTGTAGCGGGCGACGCGGCTATTGGATCTAACCTCAGTGATGCTTTGAAAGCTTCTAAGATGGGAGAGGTCACTTTATCCGACGCGCTTGCTGCTCAACAGCAGATGACTCCTGCATTTGGAACTAAGGTTCCCGCCTTCAAGGCTTCTCGTTATAATCAAGCTTCAGCTATTATGTCTGAGTTGATTAGGGGTGATGAGAAAACCAACACCCTCTTACAAGCACACGCAGAACTTCGTGCTGGCGAAGAGGATGAAGGCTTCATGGACCAAGCAGCCAATGTAGTTAATGCGTTTGGTGATGCGTTTGTTGGTATCTTCTCTTCTGAGAAACGGGAGCAGAACTCTGCGATGTTTAGAGCGAAGGATGTGACACGCGATGAAGCAGTCGCAGACATGATGCTCCGTGTCAACAGCTCAAACGCTTTGCCGGAAGGTGAAGAGTTTACTGCTCAAGAGATTGGGGCAGCTTTTGACCACGCGGTCCTCGAACGTGCGACAGCACAAAACATGTTTGACCAGTATACTGGTGAAGACGCTGGACGTAACCTCCGCATCTCTTCGACGGGTATGCCAATCATGGCGAGCGACGTTCTCGCAAACGAAGATCTCTTCAACGATACTGTTAAAGGATCTACTCTTGATGATAACCAGAAAGATTTTCTTAGGCAGACCCGCACGTCAGTCCTTACTGACCGCTTTGAGGATTACTCTGAGATGTTTAAGCGTAGTGCTGTTGACGACCAGTGGAGCCAAGCATTAATCGAAGGAGCCAACCAAGGTAAGAAGAATCATGAGATCTTGAATGACTTCTTGAAGGACGAAGACAACTACAGCCTCGTTACCCAACGATCTAAAGGAATCGCGTGGTCCCTTGTGAACTCTATCGGGACTTTGGCAGCAGCCATTCCAGCAGCAGCAGGTAACAAGATGGCTACTGACTACTTAGCTGACGTTGCTCAGAAGAATTCTGACAGGCAGCAGATTGCTCGTCTCTTTGGGCAGGAGTATGGATATGCTGGCGAGATTGGTGAGACTCTTGCTCCTATGGTCACGGATATCTCGGCTACTGCCTTCCTTTCAGCCGGAACTTTCGGGACAGGAGGAGCTGCTTACGTTGCAGCGAAGTCTGGTTCCGTTGCAGTGGCTAAGACAGTCACTAAATCTTACGTCAACCACGTAGTTAAGAGTGTTCCAAGGTCTGTATTCAGAATCAAAGGAGCTAAGTATCAAGGTAAACTCTCTGACGCGATTAACATCGCAGTTAAAGAAGGCCACGGTGACCTGACGATGGATGTCTTGAAAACATTCAACAGCGAAATCGTCCGTAAAGCAGGTATTTCAAGTGCTGCTGCTATTCCGGCGGCAACTCGATCAAGTGCTGCTACCTATGGGGCGATCACCAATGCTCTTAGGTCTGATACAGATATGTCAGACGAAGAGATTCGCGACAAAGCTTTAGGAGCAGGCATGATGAGTGGAGCCATCACCGGAATTATTACTGGTGGATTCTCAGCACTCGGCAGGGGCGGTCTTGATGACGCCCTGCTTCGCGGGATGACTTTCCGCGATATGACTTCAGTGGTCGGCAAGATGTCGAACGTCACGAACAAAACTAACCTTGATGCAAATGTTAAAGCGGCTCTTAAAAAGAGCATCGCAGAGTCTGCTAAGAAAGCGGGCATGGCTTCAGCGGCTATAACAAAGAGGTCTAGACGAAATATATCCAGAGCGGCAGATGTTGTTAAAGCAATAGGGCGTGACGCTGGTAACGAAGCTGTCGAAGAAGGTCTAGACGAGTTTGTAAACTCGTTCGTCGAAGATGCCGCATTGGATCAGGACACTCCAATGTTTGAAAGATTGGGACAGACGTTCCACGCAGCTGTGTTAGGTGGAGCGTTGGGAGCAGGTGCGCCTGCTGTCCAGCGTTTTGGTAGGTCTTTGCGTCAGAAGAGAGGAGTCAACTTATCACAGGTTGATAGGATGGTTTCTGACGTTGCCCAGAGTGCGTCGAAAAACCTAAAGGATAATAATAGCCCCGTTTCAGCGGCTGTACTTGAAAGGATTTTCAGGACTCCTATGCGTGAGATGGTAGCTGCGCCTGAAGTTACAGAAGCTGCGCCTGAAGTTACAGAAGCTGCGCCTGAAGTTACAGAAGCTGCGCCTGAAGTTACAGAAGCTGCGCCTGAAGTTACAGAAGCTGCGCCTGAAGTTACAGAAGCTGCACCCGAAGTTACAGAAGCTGCACCCGAAGTTACAGAAGCTGCACCCGAAGTTACAGAAGCTGCACCTGAAGTGGAAGGTGATAGTAAGTTTGTAGAAGAAACACTAAGCGATCCTGATCAAACAAAGAGAGAGAGCAACAATGTTATCAACGAGCGAGCTGCAGAAAACTCAATAGTTCTAGAAGAACTTGATGATGATTTTTATGCGGACGAAGTTGTTGATTATCCCTCGATAGAAGAAAGAATCGTTCAGGAAGGTCAACAACAGCGAGAGGCTGAGCTGACTAAGATAGAGGCTCAGGAACTTAGAAAAATTGAAGCTGCCTTAGCTAAGGCAGAGTCAGCTCAAATCGAAGCTGAAGCCGAAGCGGCTCAGGCAACTCCTGAAGAGAAACCTGCTAAGGAGCAAGAAGCTAAGGAAGCAGCTAGAAATACAGCGATAGCTAAGAAAGCTGCTAAGAAAGCTGCTAAGAAAGCTGCTAAGAAAGCTGCTAGAAAGACAGCGATAGCTAAGAAAGCTGCTATAAAGACAGCGACAGCTAAGAAAGCAGCTAAGAAGACAACTAAGAAAGCTGCTAAGAAAATTAAGTTACAGAACCGGAAGGTTCGGAAGGCTAGAGATCCATTCTACACCACTCCCGAATCTAAGTCTTCGGTAGACTTCTACAATGAGAAAGCTTTCTTGTCGAAGAACATCAAAACAGAAGATGTTACCGACGAAGATGGTAAGATCACTCTGTCTACAAATGAACGGGAAGTAGCTGATCAAGTTCTCGATCTCGTTGTCCGAGGTTTTCCAGTGTCCTTTGCTACTCAATCTACGTATGGCGTTGACCTTTCAAACCATAACAGGCGCGACGTATCCGAGGCTCTAGCTAGAAAAATCTACGACCGCTTCCCCGTCCTTGAACCTACTGATAAGGCAAAAGCTTCGCTTGAGACATTCTCTACTAAGAGTAAAAAGGTGATGCACTATAATCCTAAAACAGGAAAGAGATCATCATTGGCTGTTAAAGGGTTACTAACTAGAGACGGAGCTGGGGTCTTCAACAACGATCCTGTTACTATGTTGGAGATGTTGTCGAGGAACATACCCATCACTATACCAAAAGAGTATAGAGATAGTGTATTGTTGAACCCTTCTTTCAGAGATGGATTCGATGTAAAGACAGGGAAACTACACACGATTGTAGCTCCCCACAAAAAATACCCATCTCAAAATGTTTCTCTATTAAAAGAGATCCGATACACGGAGCTTGCATACAACTTTGATAGGGCTAGAAGGCTGTCTCAAATCAAGTTTATCAGACCGGATGAAAAGTTTATCCTACCTTTAGGTGTTTCTGTAACCGACAGACAAACAGGGAAACCAATCACCGCGTCTGATAAGACTCAGCAGAAGTTTGCAGACGCCATAAGTCCTGTCGCAGCTTTCGTTAAAAAAGTCACACCACCGTCAAAAGATGCCAAAGCTATGGATAGGGCGGTAAAAACAATTAGAGGACTACTTTACTCTTCTAAGAGATCTTCTTTTGATCGCCTTGATATCGAGACCAACTTTAGTATCCCGTCAGTAGTTAATGAGGCTGAAAACGAATACGAACTTCTACTTAACTTATTCAAGATACGTCAGGATATTTTAACCGATAATGATAAACAATCTAAAGGTAAGAAAATCGAAGATCTAACTCCCGCCCAAGTAAGTCGTGGGGTAAAGGCTCTGCTCAGTAGGGTGGACTTCGATGAAAGTGTTAAAAAAGGAGATCGCATAGAGGCACTGTCCGACATGTTAGCTGGGTTTGGTCTTAAAGACTTCAACGCCTATGCTCCAGAGCAGAACGTCAAAAACTTTCTAAAGAATGATGTGGTTAACAACCAAGCATTTATAAAGACAGGCTCGATGCCTGACTTCATGACGCTCATCCGCCAATCGATTGATAGATACATTGGCCAAAGCATCAGCCGAGATAGTGCTAGGGTCGCGAGTCAAGCTGTTTCTTTGGAAGAGATAACGGAAGCAGGCTACGATCCATCGACTGGATCACTTGATGGATTAGACGCCATACTTGGCGCGGAAGAACCTGAACTTCTGTCTTTCGATTCAGATGCTATGTCAGAAGTTTTCAAAGACACAGTGGAGGCAGCGGTCACTGAGGTTGAAGTTAATCCAGAAGTCCGGCAGCAATTAGAACAGCTCTACATAGACATTGGCAACAACAGTAGCCAAGAAGCTATAGACGAAGTCCCGAATTTGCCTACAGAGTTTCTTATTGATTCGATTGCTCATAAGATTAGACAGGCTGGTTATGACAGCCCGATGGCTCTCGACGCACTAGAATTCAAAAGGCAGATTGAACAGAGCTTACTACCCTCTGCGGAAAAGCTCAAAGATCTCTTAGAAACAGTTTATTACCCTGACGCTAAAGTTCTTAATACAGGTAAGCTGATTACTAAGGGCGATGTCACTAGCAATACTATTGCTTTCGCCAACTTCCGTAGAAGAGAAGACGCTCGCATAAGTGGTGTCCCTAGTGATGTATCTCTTTTCGATTTCGTAACGTCTAGAGAAGAGAAACAGAAACTCACAGATAGAGGTAAGATCATAGTCGCGAAAAGAGACATAGCGAAGGAAGACGAATTTGTCCGCCTTGCTCTTGCCCTTCCTGAAAAAGCACAGGAGCTTTTAGCTAAGTCGGCTCCTGCAAAAGCAGTCCGAAAAGCTTTCTTAGAAGGAAAGACTGTTCCGGTAGATGGCCTAACTAAAGAAGCTATTGACCTGATTAAAGGTAACAAGAAGTTCTACAAGTTAAGTCCCGAAGACCAGACAGTAGTTCGTAATCTCCGGTCCAAGCTTATCGACCCTGATGCCAGTAAAGCCGAAAAGAAAAATGTCTCGTCTAGAATTGAGACGGAGGTTGCTAAAGGGGTGGATGAAGCTGAGAGGAAGGACAATGAGAGAAAGATCTATGGAACTACCTTAGATAAACTTAGTCCTGAAGATAGAGAGTCGCTCATTGAAATCGTTGAGGATCTTGAAAGCACTACCGATCCTCTAGAAAGGGCGGAGCTAAGTGATGAAGCTATGATGATTGTTGGTCGGGCTAACAACCACGCTTCACAGAACTCAGCGTCACAAGCGGCGACTCCGATGGAGCGCCAGTTGATGCGAGCAGATAACCTAGCGGAGATCGAAAGACTTGGGCTTGAGCATAATAGTCCTGAGACAGTTATCGCTGCACTCAAGACTATATCCGCTGAGTCAGATAACCCATCACATAAGTTAGTAGCTGACCTTCTTTTAGAAGATGAGTCTTTCATCAGCACTGTAGACTTCTACATTGTAGATAGCCCAGAGGACTACGCCGGACAGTATGCTTATCGTAATGATGGGACTCATCGGGTAGCAATCAATATCGATACAGGCAACAAGCTCGGACTTGAGAACGTCCTGCTTGAGGAATATGTCCACGCATTCTTGTCTGACGTAACTAAATCAAATACCGATCAGAGATCTGATCAACAGAACGCCGCTGTCGAAAGACTCAACCGGATCTACAAGCTGGCAGAGAAACAGTATCGCGCCAGTGGTATTAAAGATCCTATGCTTGAAGACGCCTTCGTAGATTTCGACGAGTTCTTAGCTAAGTTCTTATTGTCACCTAAGCTTCAAGCTAGCATCAAGTTACTGGAAGCTCCTGCTGATCAACGTGGTTTCTTCAAGAGGATCATTGATTCTATCTTGTCCATGTTCCGAAAGCGTAAGGTATCAAAGACTGAAGCTGTTGAATATGGTAAGGCTCTACAGGATGTCATCGACCTAACCAAGTCTTCTACCTTAGCACAACGCCCTCCTCTTACACAAGAAGCCGCACGAGTTGCTGAAGATACAGGAAGAGTTATTACGAAAGTTCAAGAGAAGATCATCGAACAACAGGAGCAGCGGGAGAGCCGCATGACATCTGAGGAAGCGGTTGATGATACTGTAGAAGATACCGCCTCTGATGAGCCAGTCACTTTCGAGTCTGAGAATAGGCGTAAGATCGAGGAAGTCGAAGCCCACTTGCGGAGTAGGACTCCAAGAGGTCTGTCTCTACAGGAATCTAGTCTAATGGATGAAGGAGGTATTGCTCGGTTGAACCAAGGCAATTTTAATTCGGACGGGATACAGATAGTTGAGTTTGACTTTGAAGCTTTTGAGGTCGCGACTAGAGGAATGGATATGATTGGAGCTAAGGTCTACGCAGAGAAACTTCTACTGCATGAGACGATCCACTCTGCTTCCTATAACGCTCTTACCGTCGAAGAGATTACTAAGCTAGAGGAGTCCATCTCAGATAGTGACTACGCCTCTATTGCTGAGACATACTTCAGAACCGATGAGGCAATCGCAGAAGCGAAGGCGAAACTCGAAAGCGATAACGTGGAGGAAGTTGCCCTCATCAAGAGGCAACTCGCTGAGGAGTATCTCCGTATGAACTCGGAGCGTGTGCTGTCTGGAACAACAACTGAAGAGGATGCTGAGTTCTGGTCGTCTGACCCCTCTCTCCTTAGAATAATTGCACGATACTTCAGGTCGATGTTCGCTCGATTGGCAAACCGCAGGAGAGCTGAGAAAGGCTCAGGTGTTTTAGACGAGATGCTTATCCGTATTCACGATGAGGTCATCCTCATCCAGAACGGTTATGTTCATTACGATCCTTCGACGGAGTTCAACACTGACGACCCTGAAGAATCTTTAAATAAGTTCAATGAGATATTGAAGCGAGACATCGGTTCAGGACAGCCAGAAGGAGTAGCTCTTCAAGCTAAAGTCGGGGCATCCTCCGCAAGTGATGTAGACTTCTCTAATATTCCAAAGCTGCTTGAGCTTTCGATGGTGGAGTTCAAGACTTACAAATCTCCAAAGACTTGGTTCGCTAGGAACTTCAAAGGTGACGTTGACCTACCTATCAGAAGGATCATGGAGCAGCGCGCTGAGTTTGAGAGAGCATCAACTCGTGTCTTGAAAACATTCCACACGGAATTCAACAAGATCATCGAAAGAGATTTCGGTGAGATGACTCAGGAGTTGAGTGATAAGATTAATCTAGCTCAAGGTTATTCTCCCGTCAGCCTCGTTAAAGAAAAATCCTACAGAGAGATTGAGGAAGAACATCGCCTTACAGTAAGGCAGTTAAAGAATGATGACTCGCTCACCGACGCTCAAAAGGAAGAACAGAAACAAGAATCCAGAGACCGTAGAGATCGGCTGCAAGTGAAGGCTGAGACAAAAGCCATCGCAGAACATCAACAGGCCGTTGACAAAGCACTGGATGATATCAGAAAAATATCTCCAGACCTCGCTGCTAAGATCACTCTGATGCGTGAGGAACTTATCCGACCTATTCAGAAGATCATGACTGAAGACGGTTCAGGTCTATCGAAAGAGCTTAGGGCTAGAATTGACAGGACTGGTGGTATCTATCTTACGAGACAGTATAAGATCTTCAACGATCCGACATACGCTCAGAAGGTTCTGGAAGATCCTGACTTCCAGACCGCTCGTGAGTTCGCTATCGAATACTTCACGAACCAGATGGGACTCTCAAAGGATGAAGCTACTGAAGCCATGAGGGTGTTCGTGCAACAGTATGACACTGGACTCCAAGGAAGTGGGACTCCCCTCACTAAGTCTTATAAGAAGATCATGAAGAACCTTTCACGCCGGAAGGATCTACCGATTGCACTTAGAAATCTTATGGGTGAGTATGGTTTAGAAGAGTCTACTAAAGGAGAGCCAGCCACCAACCTCCTGCTTAGAACCTTTGCTACCGTGTCCACACTAGCGGCACAACAGAAGTTCAGAAGTAACATTGTTAAGTGGGGTGATGAAAGTAATTCAATCGTCAGTAAAGAAAAGAGAGACGCAGACCCAGCTAAATTTGGAGACTATGTTCTCTTACTTGATCCTAAGACAGCAGTCAAAGGTGATCCACTGGCTGGTATGTATGCCGCAGCTGATACAGTTAAAGACTTGCGGGATATGCTCACACCTTCGCCGATAGGAATTGATTCCTCATCTGCTGGTAAGACCGTAGAGGGTATGGCTAAAGTGATGCAGAACCTAACGGGTAAGTCGATGCTGTTCAAGACACTCGGCTCCGTTGGTTTCTACGTCCGTAACATCTTAGGAAACGTATTGTTCTTCGGACCTGCTCAAGGTGTGTCGCTCTCAACAATGGGCAGGACTGCGGCGGATTCTTGGAAGTCTATTATTGGTGTAATGAATCCCGACCAGATAGACGCGGAGCTTACTGAGATGACAGCTTTAGGTGTATTTGGTGACGAGCTTCGTGCTGGTATGATCAAGGAGTTACTCGACGGTAAGAATGAAACCTTCCTCGATAAGCTCAACAACATCCTCGACAAGGTTCCTGACGATAAAGCATCAGGAGCCAAGGGGGCTATCGCCAAGACTGGTAAGGGTTTTAAATCACTAGAGGAAGCACTCATGAGATTGTCCTCTAACGTAGATGGGGTATACAAAATCCAATACTACAAGCACGAGTTGGGTGTCCTGATGGAGGCTAGAGAGAAGTATCCCGACACGAGAATATTTGGTAAAGGGTCGAAGAAATTTAAAGATGCAACAGACGAGCAACTCAAGCGCATGGCAGCTGACAAGGTTAAGCGGACTGCCCAGTCACTGAGCCAAGCCCCACCGATCATTAGCAAGCTATCGAAGTCTAGCTACGGTATGCTCTTTGCTCCGTTCATCCGATTCAAAACTGAAATTCCGCGTATCGTGTTCAATACATACGAGCTGGCGAAGGAAGAAATGGCTAGCGATAACCCATTGATAAAAGCTAGAGGTAAGCGGAGACGTATCGCCATGACATCAATGGTAGGTGGGTTATCATTAGGAGTACCTTCTGCGCTCGCCCTGCTTGTGCTGGGGATTGGTAACGATGAAGACGAAGCACTTAGGAAGTCGATGCCATCCTACTTGAGGGGGCATTCGTTCTTCTTCTTTAGGTGGTTTGGCGAACTAAAATCAATCGACCTGACTTACGTCAACCCATTCAGCATCATGGCTGATCCAGTTGCACGCGGCGTTCAGGAACTAACAAGAGGCAATATCGACGGTGCCGTAGGGGCATTCCTGAAGGGAGCCTTCTTCGACCAATACCTCGATGAACAGATCCTTGCAGGTGCTGTTCAAGATGCAATGGATAACCGAGATGCCAAGACAGACAGGCCGATCTCCATCGACAAGGTGGACGGGTTCTCTGTCGCGTTCGCTAAGAGGTTAGGCTACGTCGTGGACACAGCTTACAATCCCCGCCTGATTAGTGATGCATGGGACGCATACAAAGCTATGGGGACAGACTGGGATAAGGTTAGCGACTCTCCTGTTGGTGAGTTCTTCGATGGCACTTTACCATTCAGAATCCACGATGTGGATGAGGAAGCTCAGTTCCGTAGGTTCATCCGAGACCACAAGGATCGGGTGAATGAAGTGAAGTCTAAAAAGTATCGCATGTATAGCGACCAGCCCATCAGTGAAGATGACATCCGCGACATCTACAACGATGAAGCAGATGATCTAATCACATTGAACAAGGAAATGTATACCGTGATGCAAGGATTCAAAGGTCTAGGCATCGAGGACAGGGAACAGTTCAACGTGATGAAAGGTGCGGGAATCGGGAAGGATAAAGCAAGACTCCTTAGAGTCGGCATATCAGATAGACTAACCCCCAATGTCGGGTTCCTTGAAGGACTCCAACAGAGGGGGCTAGCTGATCGTATCTCTCCTATGCTAGAAGAGAAGAACAAGAGGGCTAGGTATCACAGACTAGACGACTGATCCTCTTCAGCCTCAGCCTGTATCTTATCGACACGGTCAAGGATATTACGAACAGTCCTGCACAAGGCGGGGCTGTTCTGTATTTCCTCTTGCACTATTTTAACGGCGTGTATCACAGCCGTGTGGTTCTTGTATCCGATTAGATTACTCAGAGTAGTATAAGAAAAGCCCAGCTTATCTCTCACTAAGGCGACTGAGATCCGCCGAGGCGCAACATACATCATGTCCCTAGAGTTAGTAAACAACTCAATGGGGTGCGTCAGGTTATACTCTTTCGCTGTCTCACTTAGGATGGCCCTAACGTGATCACGAACGTAAGTCGGCTGACCTTTGAGCCTCTTGATCTTAGTCTCGAAGAGGGCATCAAGATACTTTTTGGAATATTTCTTCTCGCTCATCTGTTTAGTTTAGCTTTCTTATCTGCACGTTCTTTCATCTTACGGAAGCGGCGGTCTTCAGTCTTGATCGCATTCAAGTAGAGGATCACAACGGTTAAGGGCATCAACAATATGATACCGATTATTTGTAGGTAGTCCATGTTACTGTGAGTCTACGTATTGTTTGATTGTCATTGGTTTATTTGTTCTTTGGTTAAATGTTTACTCGCTTGCTCGGTGGCAGGAGGTGCATAAAAAGATAACGTCCAAGCGGTTCTCTTCGGCATAACCTTTGTGGTGGTGTGCTTCGATTCGCATGTGTGATCCCCCACACTTGGTGCAAGCTTTAGGTCTCACAAGAACTCCCTTCCTTATAGCACGGCGGACAGCTTCATGCGCTTTCTTCTGCTCAGGTTTAGTCTTCCTTGTTTCTCGCATCCTGTCAGCGTAGATGCCTTTCTTTTTTTTGTAGTCTCTACGTTGGGCGGCACGCTTACAGTCTCGGCACTGCGTCTGCAATCCGTCTGGCTTGCAAGCGTCCATGTTGAAGTCGCTCTCAAGCAGCTCCTGCTTACAGCCGGAGCATAGTTTCATACTGGTCTCCTGTTCCATACTAATACTTTGGTTCAATACATTGACGGGCGTAGTCCACATCACACTGGCGGATCTTACCTTTAACGGTAGCACGTAACGTCCTACGGTGGGCAGGAGTCAGTCGCTTGTGCTTGTTCATATAGCGGAGCGCATCAGGGTGGGGGTCCACCCACATCCAGTTACGTTTTAGTCCGCCGTCTTCAACGTAACAACTAGTCAGGCTCAGTAGTCCTGCCCGAACGAGGGGGATGTCACTCTCCCTTACGTCATCCGATTGTGTCCCCTCTGCGAGGGCCAGTATTCTTTTCTCGTCTGCTTTCATCGGTCTATTGTTTGCAAATTCCCGCCACGTTTTCTTGGACACACCGCTTCAAAGCGTGGAGATGCTCACACATCTCAGCCTTGTATGCCTCTGCTTCTCCCTCACCGTCTCCTTCCTTCACGTAATGGTTACGAGGGTGGAAGCTCTCAAATGGGAACTTGTTACAGGCTTCCTCTAACGCACTGTTAAAGGCGACCCACTCTTTCACGAGGCTATTCTTAGACGAGCCGTTCATGTGGATTACAGGCACGCCTGCATTATCATTTGTCATATCAGTTTCTTTCATTGGTTTATTTCTACTAGGTGTTAGTTCATTCCAACACCGCCTAAGGCTATGGCCCGAAGACCATAGCCCATGGCGGGGCTAGTGACTGAGGTTGAACGGGTTCTCTGGTGGTCCATGACACACGAAGAACCAGTCCTTCACTTCATCATGCTCATCCTCTACAAGCTTACCAATCCATGAGAAGATGTTCGCTTGTGGTGTCCCCCTCTGCACGACAGTCGAGGCTATCTTCACAGCAGGCTTGAGCTTGCGGTGGAACTCAGTGTAAGACACACGCTCTTTGTTCGCGGCGATCAACGAGTTGAATGCCTTCAACACAAGACGCTTGTCCTTCTCGGACAGCTTCTTGATCTGAGATACACGATACTGGGTGCATTTAATTTGACCGTTTACAATCATACCAACTTAGCATTAAGGGATTCAACAAGGACACGACGGCCAGCCTCAATAGAGGACTCATCAGCAGACAACAGGTAGTCAGCGAACCGTGTCTTGTGCTTGGCAGCAGTGCCATACTCACTTGAGTATGCCTTGCTAGCATTCGACGTGCGGACCCCAACACCTTCACCACTAGTCCAATACTCAGTGGCCCCATTCAAGACATCATACCATGTCTCACCACGGTTCCCCCTACCATCGAATGCGAGATCCGTGATACCGGATACGGTGTTCATGGTGCGGGCTGAGAACTTCTCAGTCTTCATGGCATCCTTCAAGAAGTAACCTGCCACGATGGCAACAACGTCCTGCTTGGCCACCTTCTGTGCAGCGAGGATCTCCATCGCTTCGATATGCTTACGCTGTCCTTCAATCAGACCAGCGATACTCTTCGAGAGGTCAGCACACTTCACATCCACGTCCCCACGATGGGTGACCTTCAGATTAATGAAGCCCTTCTCATTGGAGAGAGCCTGCATGATTGAGTTCTTACACACAAGACGGAGGCCAGACAGGAAGACCCGAAGAGCTTCCCCGTTGTGACCACTCGTCACGTTCAGGTAGGTGTTATGCTTGTCACCATTCACATCATACTCACCCATCTTGTAACTCATGAAGAACATCTTCAGGTTGTTGAGGGTTCCCATCGACGACAACGTGGAGTCACAGTCAGTCTTCCTCAACGCTTTGCTGACTGCCTTAGCAATCACCTCGTTGAGGATGACTGAATACTTATCCGTTGCCATGTGCAACGGGATGCGCCTATCGTCCGGCGTCCTCGCTATGAGAGCGCGCTGCTTAGGCAACGGGATTGTCAGACCGTCCAACGTAGCGTGGACACGGGCCTTCTCTATCGGGTGGAACACACCGTGACGCTTGGCATCACGAGGAGTTATGAACTCACCCTCCGACTCTACCTCAAGTCCGTGATACATTTTGTATTCACTTCCTTGCGGAACGAGGACGGTGTCGAGTTCATTGATGGCTTCTACTGTTGTATTTGTTTCCATTGTATTTGGTTCTTTCTATTTGGTTTTGGTTTTAGTTGGTGCTGAGACCATTCTCTCAGCTGGATTCATTGATAATAGGTTGATGATATCTTGTGTCAAATTTATTTTCTTTCCCCGTAGATACTAGCTTACAGCCGATTCGGATACCAGATTCAAGGTAAATGATTCGGGGTGCGGGGTAAAAAACTATTCTCTCTTACCCTTAGTTCTATAATATATATATTATAGAACTAACGGTCTGGAGAAAAAGTTTTTATATCGACATCTTGAACGTGGCATTCTTGAGTTTGTCTTCCAGCATCTCTTCAAGAGACTCACCCAACTCCTGCTTGACGTTGTATTCCATATCGTGGGCTATGCTATCCATGTCTATGTGTGATGCCACATCATCAACGTCCATAGCGTAAGCTACATCATCAGGATCTACTTCGACGTGCTTCGCCACATCGGCATCCCTGATATGCTCGGCGATGTATTTCTCATCTATGAACAGGGCTAGGTTTTCGTAATCAAGCACACCATCTGATAAGACGATGTTCTTGAGTTCATCTTTAAACAACCAGATCGCTACGTTACGGATCTTAGTTGCTACTGTCTTCTTCGTGTTGGCGATTGCCTTCTTTATTGCTTTCATTATTTCTTATTGCTTGGTTTGGGTCGTCAGTTTCAACGTGAAACAACGCACACCCTACAACGTCTATGCCTGTCGAGACATAGATGCTGTGTGGGTATGGGTTTCTACTAGTGGACACTAGTAAGTGCAGGCTCCACGACGAAGCCTGTCTCATCCTTCTTGGCCAGCCCCTTCTCAGTAAGGCCCACGACCACACCCTTCTTGTCGAGGAACCTAAGGTCTGTCTCGTCACCACTCACCACATCAAGTCCTAAGTATTTCTCAGGTAGCTGACCACGGAACACGACTGCCGTGTTCACTCCCATGTGGGCCAGCTTCTTGATCCAGTCGTCATTGGTAACTTCAGACCGTGAGTAGGTGAGGTGGTAGTTGCTAGGCCAGCAGCCACCCTTCAATCGATGGGATGCCTTAGCCCTAGACATTGACTTGGTGTAGTCATAGAAGGTCACATCAGGGAAGAGATCGAAGATTGTCTGGTCCCTCTTGTCGAAGAGGCTGGTCTTCTCACCTACCACAGTGAGCTTCTCCCATGAGATGTCCGATGTCAGGTTGAGTCGGAAGCATGGCTTGAGTCCGGCTCTCTTAGCTGACTTGATACTGGACCTGATCTCCTTGATCAGCTGTTCCATGAAGGCTTCACGATCTTCAAAGAACATCTTGGTCTTGTCGATGCGTGCTTGCTGCACTGTCTTCATGATGCCTCGGCCTGCTGTATTGAGGCAGGCTAAGGCACATCCCTTCGATGCATAAGGGCAGGTGTTGTATCCTGATATCTTGCTAGGGGCTAGGTGAATACCGTAAGTGCGGTATCCGATTGCTTCTCCCTTGATTGTCTTATTGTTTCCAGCGTTTAGTAGTTTCATTTTTCTTATTGGTTATTGGTTATTGGTTATTGGTTATTGGTTAGTCGTTGCGGTTTTCCCACCAGTCGGAAAACATAAGGTCTGCCCTCCACGTTGGGTTAATGATTGCTAGAGTTAATAATGTTACCAAGCTATCGGCGATCATGACCACCGCCAACAGCATGAGGTCGGCATTGCGTTGTTTGTTTATTCTTATTTTCATAGTTCAGTGTTATTGGTTTACTAGTGTCCACTAGTCGCATATCTGATCCAGTAGTGACTGGTTGATCTCGACCCACTCATCCGATGAGTGGTCTGTCCACTTGGTCCAGCGTGGGCGGATTCCGTTGACATCTTTGTAGATGTCATAATAGGCTTCCCATTCTGACGCTTGCTCATATTGCTCGACGGTCTCAAGACCGTAGTGGTCACACCATTCAGCGAGAGCCTCTGGATCTGTATACTTCACAGGAACAAACCAGAGGGAGTCTGGATTCTTAGCTCTTTTGGCTTCGTGTCCAGCCGCTCGCTTGGCTACGTGGTCTTGGATTTCTTTGCTTACTTTCATATTGTTTATTGTTTATTGGTTTACTAGTGGTCACTAGTTGTCTCGGTTGAGGGGGTCTAGGTTAAATAAAGCAGCCGTTTCATTAGTAACGAAAGGTGAGTCGTAATCACCAACACCCATTCCGTAACGGATACCTACGATCAGCTTGAAGCTACTTCCCGCAGTCAATACTCCGTCACCTCTCTCAGGGTATATACGATAGGCGTCTAGCTTATTGGACCTTGTGGAGTGATGGGATACCGTCTTCATGAGTAGCTCATGATTTATCTTGCCATATATTTCATACGTTATGGCACGAAAGAGTTCCCATAAGTCCAGAGGGACTGCTTCGGTGTAAGGTTGATACCAATGACTACCTTCCTCCCGTTTCTCGTGGCACTCTAGCTCGATACGGCGTTCCTCCTCCTGCTCCCGCTCCCAACGCTCTTCATCTTCGGCTTGTTCCAGTAATCGATTCGCTTCCTTACGGACCTTCTCCCTGTTCCAGTCTTGATCGTCACTAGCATGATACGTATCGAATCCGATGACCCACCTACCATCCTCCTCTTCGGAGTAGGTTAATCCATAATGGATATCAACCATTTGAAGTTTAGGATATGTCTTACCATACCACGGATGGCCTATAGGTAGGGACACGTAGCCATTGAATTCTCCATACCCCTTGACGGGGTTTGGACGGAGGAAGCTGAATGGCGGTATTGTGTTGTCGTTATTTGTTTGCATTGTTGTATTTGGTTTTGGTTTTACTAGTGGTCACTAGTATTCTTTAAGCTTTCTCTTCTGTCGATATGCCAACTTGGGAATTTAACTTTTGGCTCTAACTCTGCATATCCTAACTCTGTGAAATGCCCATGCAGCGTAATCGCTCCATGCAAACATATGGTAAACCAATGCTTTTTGTTATTATCCGAGTATTCAAAGTAGCAATCTGCTCTGCCACTCTCGCATTTAGTTATTCTGAAGGTCTTAGGGAAGACCTCCGTCAGGTTTTCTTTAGTCATTCTATTTTCTATTTCTACGTTTCTTTACTTCATTGACTGCCTCCATCACAAGGATGTAAAGGAAGACAGGCATCGATAATACGCTAGCGATTACTAGCATTACTTCCGGCCCCTTCATTCCTTGAAGGGACTCGCCAATTGTTTTTGCTATTTCGTTCATAGTCTATTTGGTTTACTAGTGGACACTAGTGCTTGCTGAGGTAGTCTTTAACCCAACGAGGTTCTTGTTTCGGCACGATAATATCTGCCATCTCTTTTAATTCTCGGACACTCACATTAGTGAGCGACGATAAGTTATACCAATGCGTTTCGGCAGATCGGCTGTTAACTCCATCAGCTAGGACACTAAAATCAGGAGATAGTTTCTTCATGGTGCAGAGTTCAGAGAACCCCCAGTAGGTTAACACTGCATTGCGACGGCTAAGGGACTCAAAGTCCACGGATGTTACATTATTCATATTCAGTTTTGGTTTTGGTTTACTAGTGGACACTAGTAGTCGGAGCATCTTCACTCCATTCTACCTACCAGTATGGTAAGCAGAAGGGAATGCGCCCCCTTTCGGGGGCTGACATTTCATTGCTTAGATCTTATGATATCTTCCAACGCTGCGAGAGCTTCCCGACGCGTTTTCTTTCCAGTGATTTGCTTCGCAGCTTTGAATGTGGCATTTCTTGAATGCCTCATTCCGAGCAACTCTAACTTCAATCCTGATCTAATGGTCAGGAGTCTCATCATTTCGATCTTCTCTTTTGTATCTGCTATCATGGTTTTAGTTGGGTTACTAGTGGTCACTAGTATTTATCCAATTGTGATCAGGGATTGAATGTCGTTCAATGATGACTGGACCTTAGCAGATGCCTCATCATCCGGCCCCATCTCTTCCAGCTTCGCTTTTACGCGGCGGAGGGTTTTCAGGATGTTAGCCAGTTCATCTTCAGCCTTCTTTTCTTTCGGTTCGACATACTCGCCCCAAAGCTCAGGATCTTTCTTGAACCTTCCCCAACATCCACCAGCACGGCTGTTGAGTTTCTTGGCGGAAATCTTCTCACCCTTCCAATCAAGGTAGAGCTTGTATGCTCCTAGCATATCGGCATTGAAGTCTGACCATTCCCATCCAGCGAGATAGCACATATTTGCAATCTCAGTGAAGTAAGGGCAAGCATTCGTGCTTCGCTTACTAGTGGCCACTAGTGCTTCAAAGATTGCCAAACTAGCAGCATTGTCTTCCCCTTCAGCTGTGAGGGTTTCCCATCGATTGAATAGGGTAAGGGATGCTTGGTCTATGCTATCAAACATAAGGTCGATGGCAGCGATTAGGTCATTTGCGGTTGTATTCTTTTTCATTGTATTGGTTTTATTGTTTCGGGCAGTGTTGCCCTTCACCTTTTCTGGGAGACAACGATCTTTTTCCTTATACCTATAAGGGTTATTGATCCAGACAGCCCCCCTTCGCCTAAGCCTTTAATCCGAAGGGTGAATCCTGATTCCCGTAACGCTATTCTTGATTCGTGGCTCGTGATTCGGGGTTCATTATTAATAGTCGCGCGCGAAGTAGATATACGCCACGGGTGGGGTCGGCTTTTTTTTTCGCGGCGCGCCGTGTACATATGTCTATTTAGAAAAAAATTGACGATGGTGCTTCGTTTAGTAGGATATAGGCATGCCGGAATACGACCCGAAGAAGAAAAAAGAGTATTACCAGAAACATCGAAAAGAGCGTCTAAGATACCAAAACGACTATTATGAGCGGACAAAAAGTCGGAGAGAGCGGGCTTTTGAGATTATGGAGGAACTGGAGCCTAGTCAGTTTTATTCATACAAAAAGCAGTTAAGTGACTACAACAGAGAGTATTACAAGAAAAACAAGTCTAGGATATTACGTAAACGAGCAGAGAGCCGGAGCAGAAAGTCAAAATAAAAACTTTTTTCCTAGACCGTTAGTTCTATAATATATATATTATAGAACTAAGGGTAAGACAGAAAAGTTTTTTTTCTGCCCTCTGGAGTTACTAACGTATTATACACATGAAGATACCGAAAGGATGGAAACAGATAGAGGGCGCGTCTAATTACGCGCTATCACCGGAAGGCTATATACATAGTATGAAGTCAGGAAAACCGATGTCTCGGAGGATACGAAACCATCGCTACTGGTCATCTGTGACGTGTGATGACGGTAAATACCGCCAAATTGCTCATGACGAGTTAAAGTTTTCGGTGCATGGGTTACCGGATGAAGAGATGAAGGTTGTAAAGGGTTATCCTGACTACAAAGTGACTCCGTATGGCGCGGTCTGGAAATACCGTAAGACACCCAGAAAGTATCGTAATAATCCATTTCTTGTGGAGACTAAAGACATAGGACGCAAAGAATATGTTAGGATATCTACCGAGGACGGCAGACGACATTGGGTCCGCATGGAGAAGATCATGGAGGTAGCATACCCAAATGATTGACATTGCCTGTCAATTCAATATACTCGCCAAGTATGTCAAACTTAATTGACTTAGACGGCCTCGACTTAGGGAGCCTTGATGAAAAGGGTAAACCTGTTGAAACACGTCTCAAGGATGTAAAAGCTGCTGTTGGTATCTTTGCAACTTTGCTCCGCGCTGATGAAAAGTCTGCTGTTAACCGTTCTCGGATCGACAGTATGTTCGACGGTGTTGCGCCTTACAGTCAATCACAATTAGCTTCTAGTGGTCAGGGACTCAAGACCAACTTGAACTTCGGCGAGGCGCAGCGTTTGTTAGACATCTCTCTTTCGGCCTACGTTGACCTATACAGCTCTTTGGAGAAGCTGGTGGAGGTAAAGGCTGCAACGGGCGAGAGAAGCGAGCAGGGGCCAAAGGAGGACATCGTAGCGGAGGAGCTTACAAACCTCTTTCGCCGCTGGCCAGAGTTTCACAGCAGTTACCTTCGCCTTTGCACACAGTTTATTAAGCACGGAGTTGGTATTGCTTACTTCGACTCGCCGGAAGACTGGAAGTTCCGTGTCGGCGGTTTCGCGGACATACTTATTCCACGTCAATCAACTGCTTCAGAAAATGGTATCGATATAGCTGTCGGTCGCCGCCAGTATCAACTACACGAGTTATATCACTTCATTAAGAACGAGAAGGCCGCTAAGGCGGTCGGCTGGAACGTAGAGGAAGTAAAAAGAGTCATGATGGAGAACGTCAAGACTTCGGGGCGTTCTTATACGTCTGGCAATAACTACTCTGATTATGAATCGTTGCAGGCAGAGATAAAAAACAATGATCTCTACACTGGCATTCAGAATCCCACCGTTGACGTGCTGCACTACTGGGTGCGCGAGATCGATGGTAGTGTAAGTCACTATATCTCCGCTGAGTCTAGTCCTAAAGATTTCCTCTACAAGAAGGTCAGTCGCTACGATACACCTGAACAGGCGTATATCTTCTTCACTTATGGAGTGGGTAGTAACGGCACTTATCATTCGATCAGAGGACTCGGCCAGCGGATCTTTGCTCATATTCAGACTAGTAACAGGCTTCGTTGTCAGCAGATCGACGGCGCGATGTTGGCGTCGGCTGTGATGATACAGCCTGAGAACCAGCGTTCGTTGGATGAACTCAGCTTTACTTTCTATGGCGCGTATGCCGTAATGTCACCTAACGTAAAGATTGTTGAGAAGGCTATTCCGAACTTAGGAACAGCTGTCCAACCAGCCTTACAGGATTTGACGCAACAGTTAAATCTAAACACCGACACGATGTCTCCGTATGGGCCGAATCAGACTTCGCCATACAAGAATAAGATGCAGGTTGTAGCGGACATGGATGTGGCTACACGGATTAGTGGTTCAACGCTAAACCTCTTCTACTCAAGTTGGACTCGCCTTATGCGCGAGATGGTCCGCCGTATTGTTCAGGTCAAGCGGCCTGATGCGGCGATTAAAGATTTCTTCGACCGTTGTGAGAAGCGAGGCGTGGAAAAAGAATTTATTAAGAAATTAGATGTCGCACAGACCAAAGCAGTTCGTTCCATTGGTAATGGATCGCACGCAAACAGACTCGTCTCGCTTCGCGAGCTTCAAGGAATTAGTGGCCAATTCGACGACGTTGGTCGCCGCAACCTTACTCGTGACATCGTTAGCACTCGTGTCGGTCACGACCTCGCGGATCGCTACGTTCCGGCGCAAGAAGACGACCGGAAAACGGTAGATACCAAGATTGCTTATCTTGAGAACCAGCAGTTGCAGCAAGGGCAGCAAGTTCCAGTTGTCTCTAGCGAGATGCATGGGCAGCACTTGCAGCTACACGTTCCGTTGTTGCAGCAGTTCATGCAATCGATCAACGAAGGGCAAGCTGATCCACAACAGGTTCTTCCGGCATTGCAGGCACTTTATCAGCATATTTCTGAGACCGCCCAATATGCCGCTGGCGATCCGGCACTACAGGCCGTAGTGTCCAACGCGAAACAGATTCTCCAATACGCTGAAGAAGCGATCAACAACACCATGAAGGCGTTGGAGAAGATCCAGAGAGAGCAGCAGCAAATTTCTCAAGAAGGGGGTGGACAACCCCAAGCGTCTGAGGTAGATATGAAGCTACAGAAGGCGCAAGTCGATATGCAGATTACGCAGCAGAAGGCTGAACTTGAGATGGCTATTAAGCAGAAGAAGTTCGACCAAGAGCAAGCGATCCGCGATGCCGAAGCCGCCTTGAAGTTTCGCGAACAAGAATAATGCCAGTTAAAAAGAAAGCCACAGTTCCAATTAAGTTGGAGCGTTGGTTCAACGATTTGAAGTCTGTTACGAGGCTACGGGAAATTATTGACGACCCTGCCTTGCAGCAAGCTATCGCAATTTTAAAAGAGGCATCTGGCCCAACGGTTACGTCGTTGGACGCAGACCCGCAAGCAAACAGCCATAAACTGGCTTGGTATGCGGGCTACAGAGACGCCTTTAATGATCTGGAGAAGCTGACTCATCAGCCCTCCACTACCAAAACTAACCAACCAGACGAATGGACGCACCTGTAGAATCAGCCGTAGAGGCCACTGAAGCCGTAGAAGCACCAACTAACATCGATGCTTTACCTGATGCCACTGAACCCCCGTCCTTTGAAGCCTCATTGGAAGCGGCGTTCGCTAACCTTGATCAAGAACCCGCAGAGCCAGTTATTGAAGATCCAGTTGCCGAAGATCCAGTTGCTGAAGAGCCAGTTGCTGAAGAGCCAGTTGCTGAAGAGCCAGTTGCCGAAGATCCAGTTGTTGAGGAATTGTCGGAAGAGGTTCAGGATACAGAGATACAGGACTCAAATGACCCAATTGAAAAATTGACTGAGGACATCGGAGATGAGTGGACTCCTAAAGCGGCTAATCGTTTTAAAGAACTCAAGACTGAGTTAAAGACGAATCGGTCAGAGTTGGAGCAGTTACGCCAACAGTCTAAGGAATACGAGTCAAAGATTCAGGAACTGACCGGACTCGCTGAGAGTAGAGATGTTGAGCAGCTACAAGAAAGGCTTGCTGAATATGAACAGCAGCAAGCTCTAACTAATCTGGAGCAGACTCCTGCCTACAAACAAATAGTATCAGAGCCGTTGGAGGCGCTAGTCGAGCAGGCTGACCAGATTGCGGATAAGTATGAAGTCGATTCTGATTCTTTGATTGATGTATTAGCGTTGGACGATCCTGAAGAACAGGAAGAACAACTTGGTGAGTTATTGCCGGATGCGAGTGATCGAGATAAAGCGAGGATCTTCCGAATCATGGAAGATATTGATCCGATCCTGAAGAGGCGTGAGAAACTTTATGAAAATGCTGACGCGGCGTTGGCGGAAGCTAAGAACCTTGAAGAGCAACAACAAGCAGCCGTAGCGGCAGAGCAGGCTCAATTGCGGCAGAATATTACAAGGAATGTCGTCGAAAGAGTCCAGCAAAAGTTACCCTTCCTTAAAGGAATCGAAGGTCTTGACATGTCCGCTATCCAGCAGAAGGCGTCGGATACTGACCCTACTGTCCTCCATCCTGTTGACCACGCCTACAATGCGGTCTCAGCCCAAGTGTTCCCAACGGTTGTTCGACAGTATCTTGAGATGAGAAAAGAAGTTGAGTCATTGACTGATCGCCTTGCTGAGTATGAAGATGCAGAGCCAGCGATGTCTGGTCAGACGAAAGCACCAGCAGCAAGCTCCGGCGTCCCTGAAAATGGTACCTTTGAAGAAAGAGTAGCGGCTGCTTTGGGTGCCGTGTGACCCCGTTGACAGATTGCCAGACAATGTTAATATGCGCTTATCAGTTGGGTTGCTCTAGCCTTAAATAGTTCTAAACGACTGGTAAAGCACATAGAAACTCAGGTTGCTCTAGCCATTGCATAGTTCTAAGAGGTTCGCCCTAAAACTCTTTAGTTTCCGACCACGTTGGCCGGAAGCGCAAACTCTTATTTATTTATTACAATGTCTACATTTAATTTGGGGTCTACGGGCCTCGCATCTGTCAATACAATCCTCGCTGAAGAAGCTAACCGCATCGGCAAGGACATCTACTCACGCACCCTCCACACCTCTCCTTGGTTGGACCTAACTAAGCAGGGAGCTTTCCCTGATGGTCAAGGTTACACCCAACAGACTTTGGTATATGATCGCGCTATCGCTACTACTACCGCTGGTGGTGGAACTGCTGGAGTAAACTGGTCTGATCTCGGCGGCTTGTTTGGTGGAAGTGGCCAAACTGCTGGAAACCTAGCTGCTGCAAAAGAAGCAGGTACTGCTGAAGATTTCCAAGGTGGTCGTGGTGATGGGCAAGATGCCTCTGACAACAACCCCACCGGAACCGACCGCCGCTCTTTTGTCCAGTTCGGAAAGAAGCTGAAGCCTTACTCATTGAAGCGTGCTGTTATCGAGTCTCCTAAGATTTCTTTGGAAGACCTCCGATTTGCTGCTCATCGTCAGGACCAGCTCCGCGCTATCATGAACATCATGACTGAGGTCACCCGTAACACTTGGGAGAACCGCTACCGTGATGAGTTTGAGCTTATTTCCGACAACCTCGTCCTTTGTAAGACCGCTGGAACAGTTATTACTGGGGCTAGAGAAGGTCTTACATTGACCGATCTTGATGTGGATGCAGGGAGTGACGGTAGCGACATCACTGGTAACATCTCTAACGCAATCTTGGATAAAGTTTACTTTAAGCAAGTTCGTGGCGGAGCTGGTGCAAATGCTTACGGTCGTGAGAACGGTCGTCCAGTATTTTCGGTTGTCCTTTCTTCTGAAGCGTCCTACGCGCTCCAGACTGAAGCCGGATTCCGTGATGACATTCGCTATAACAACTCTAAGGTAAGTGATCTTATTGCACCACTTGGTGTTGAAAAGTCCTTCCGTGGGTTCTACCACCTCATCGATGATATGGCTCCTCGCTATAACTTCAATGGTTCTACTGACAAACTTGAGAGGGTCGAGCCTTATACTGTTGCTGCTGGAGTTGCTACTCCAAATGCCGCTTATGAGACCGCGACTCACGAAGCCGCTTTCGTCCTTCACCCTGAAGTTTGTGAAGCCCTCATTCCTAATCCAATGAGTGGTTCTAACGGACTCAGCTTCGATCCTGTTAACTACCGTGGTAAGTTTGACTGGAAGAACATCGTTAGTGAGATCACCAACCCTGATGGAACCATTGGTTTCTTCCGTGGAGTTCTCGCCAGTGCTACTAAGCCGATCAAGACCGAGTTTGGTTTTGTAATCGTATATCTTCGCGGAGCAGCCGCAGGTGCCTAATATAGCCTAACACTTAACATGAACCCCGTTACCTGTCTCTAAAACGGGTAGCGGGGTTCTTTTTTACAGAAACAATTATTATGGCAAAATTATTAACGGCAGCTCAAATTTCAGAGCTAAAACGCCTAGCTGCGACTAACAAACCTTTGAGATCTGCTCTTCAGATAGCCCAATCGGGTCGTCCACAGGATCTTGGACCCGCTCAAAAAAAGCTACTGCAACAAGCCTTGAACATGAATCCTAAGGACTTTGCGTCAGCCGTTGAGTCTCGTTTAGGTTTAGGGTCTAAAGTGAGAAGCGCGGCGGATCTTCCTAAAGCACCCGCATCGACGCCAGCAGCAACACCCGCTAAAACCCCCTCTGCGGCGTCTAAGGCAGGTAGGGCTTCTAAAGTTCTCGAGAAAAAAGCTGGCGCGGCTTTAAAGGGGGCTGGAAAAGCGGCTAGTAAATATGTGGCTCCAGTAGCTGCTATTAGCGAAGGTATTAATGTGGCTAAACTTATTCTAGACGAAGAAAAACGTCAGGAAGCCAAAGACTATGTTGCTGATATGGAGGATGACAATATCCTCATGCGTGCTGGAAAAAGTTTACTCAGCCCTACTGACACTATATTTGGTGCAGGTTCCGCATTTTCTGACGCCATATCTAGTATGGGGGCGGGGCAACAAGCCTTGTATGATGCAGGGCAAATGAAGGAACGTCTTGCGACCCAACGTGCAGCGAACCAAGCTAAAGGTGAGGCACGAGAGTCCGCTTTAGGTGATGGTTTAAATGACGTGCAGATGAAGGAGCTTGAGAAAGCTGCTGTTAAAAGTCCTGAGTTATTGAAGGAATACGCAGCTATTCAAAGTCCTGAGCAAGCCAAAGCATTATATGATTCGGCCTTTGGGGACCCTGATCCTACAGCAGAAGAAGTTGTTGATCAAGGTCTAGCAGAGGTTGACGGAGGCATGGCAGGAGCTTTAAAAGCAGAAGCTGCGCGTCAAGCTAGTGTGGCAGAGGAAGCTAAAAAACCAGTAACAAGAGGCGACCTAGATCCTGACATGCAAGACATGATGGGGACTACGGGAGATGATCCTGATGATTACGACTTAGCTGGTGATGCAGAAGAACCAGAAACTGACTACACTGAAGAAGCTATTGGCCTGTTCAAGAACACCCACGCTACTGAGTTTGACCCTAAGTCCAGCATGGATAAAGGTAAGCTTGAAAAGATGAAAAAGCTACTTGCTAAACAAGGTGGTTTAGGAGATATGACTGCTAACCAGTTTGCTCTCCAAGTCTACCGCGACGAATAATGAACGAAGTTTATCAATCCGAAGATTCTCCTCAGCATGAAAATGCTGAGAAGGATCTGGAGATGATTCATCAGCAGCTTTCCAATGTGCAAGCTAATGTTGAAGCACTCCTGCAACAGTGTGGTTGTGGCTCGCCTAAGCTTTCAGAAGCGTGGGTTCAGTCAAAAGTGACTCTGGCTAATGATTATCTGGACACGGTTCATTCTTACGTCGTCAACGGCGGGGACGCCAAACCGGACGCTGGACAAAAAGATCCCGATAATGTAGGATTCGTCATCGCCGTAGAGAAGGCTATGACTGATGGCAGCAGCAAAACATAACATTACAGTAGGTCGCGGCGAAGATTTTTCGTTTACGTTAACGATAGCAGGAACGCCTGCTGTAAATTTGACAGGCGACACTTTTAAAGCAGAAGTTCGCCGTGATTCGGGGAAGCCTCTTGTTGCGACGTTTGCAGTAAGTATTACTAACGCCACAAACCCCGCCACTGTTTTGGTAAAGCTACCAAAAGTAGAGACGTTAAAATTAGATGGGAACGCCCGCTATAAGTGGGATTTATTCCGTATTGTAGATGGTGCTGCTGGCGGTGACCCTACAGGAGACACAGTCCGCCTAATCTATGGGGATCTTCAAGTAGAGAATAACATCACCGACTTCTAATGTCTTTAACAGTAAATGAGAATGAGTATGGATTAACCGTTAGTGAAACCCCCACGCACAGTCTAACTGTCAGTGGCACTAGCGCCCCGTTAACCATTGCTAGCGGTGATTTAACTTTAACGGTTAGTGACACACCTACTTCTCTGCTTACCGTTACCAGCTCGGCAGACCCGTCGATAACGGTTCAGGACAACAATATACTGCTAACTATTGACCAGTCTACGGGGTCATCCTCGTCGGCTAATCCTTTTAACCAGAGTTTAAATACGACGGACTCTCCGACCTTCGCCGCCATAACGGTTAGTGGGACGGTAGATGGTCGAGATCTCTCTGTAGACGGCACTAAGCTGGACGGGATAGCGGCTCAGGCCAACAAATACGTCCACCCTACCTACACGTCCCGTAGTATTAATACTAGTGGGGCGTCTGTATTAGATGAATTTACCTCTGATGTTGCGGGCCATGTAACTAATATCACGACTAGGACGCTGACTCTGGCTGACTTAGGGTATACCGGAGCTACAGACGCCAACAAATACGTCCTGCCGACATCGTTTACAGCGCGGAATATCAATACTAGTGGGGCGCACGTCTTAGATACGTTCACATCTGATACGTCGGGTCGTGTAACGGGGGTCACTACTAGGCCGTTATTGTTAGCTGATATCGGTTATACTGGAGCAACAAACGCCGATGTAACGCCGTCGTGGGTTCCTTCGACAAACCCTAACTATTTAACAGCAACGAGTACGGATTTAGACAGTCGCTACTATACAGAGCTTGAAACAAACCAGTTTTTAGCCTTAAAAGCCCCAATAGCTAGCCCTACTTTTACAGGGGTTCCAGCAGCCCCAACAGCAACAGCGGGGACAAACACAACTCAGCTCGCGACTACAGCTTTTGTAGGGACGGCTGTTGCTGGACTAGTTGATTCGGCTCCGCCTCTGTTAAACACACTTAACGAATTAGCAGAAGCGTTGGGTGACGATGCTAATTTCAGCACCACCATAGCGACTAGTATTTCTTTAAAAGCACCAATAGCTAGCCCTGTATTTACAGGTACGCCTACAGCGCCTAACTTAACTCTTACGGCTTTATCTCCTTACAGCGGCTCAGATGTAACCGCTTTGATGATTAAGAGTAACGGCGTAGTTGGGAAAAGGGT